AGTAGCAGCACAGGCTGAAGCAGCAAGAGTAGCAGAGGCTGAAGCAGCAAGAGTAGCAGCAGAGGCTGAAGCAGCAAGAGTAGCAGCAGAGGCTGAAGCAGCAAGAGTAGCACAGGCTGAAGCAGCAAGAGTAGCACAGGCTGAAGCAGCAAGAGTAGCAGAGGATGAAGCAGCAAGAGTAGCACAGGCTGAAGCAGCAAGAGTAGCAGCACAGGCTGAAGCAGCAAGAGTAGCACAGGCTGAAGCAGCAAGAGTAGCAGAGGCTGAAGCAGCAACACCACCACCAGTACAACAAGCGCCCCCAGTAATACCAAAATTAAAACAAGAAACTGAAGAAGATAAAATAGATATTGTGGATCAAGTAATTGAATTAAGAAAAAAATTAAATAATATAATAAAAATGATAGAGGATAAGAAATCAAATGACAAAATTAAAAAATTAATACAAGAACTAATTAAATCTGCAGAAAAGATAAATACACAAAAAGGAGGTGCAGATGCAACATCAACATTAGATTTATCTATTGTTACATCAATTATAGATATTGCAAAAAGAATGTTAGCAACAATTGATACAATACCTACAGATAAATTATTAGAATTAGCAAAAGGTGCTAAAGATGAAGCAGAAAAAGCTGTAGCAAAATTATTAACTATTAAAAGTAGAACATCAACAACATCTACAAAAGATTATAAAAATAATATTGATATCATAAATAAACAATTAATGACTAGCTTATTAACAGAATTTAAATATTTCTTACATAACCGTGTATCAACCTCATTAAAAGAAAATGAATTAACAAACTTGATTGAATCTGAAGAAATACAACAAGGTGAATTAGTTGTATGTATGAATAATAGAAGATGGGGTATTGTAATTAATATAGAAGAACAACCTAGTGGAGAAACAATATACAAAGTATTTACATTAGATGAATTATCAGGTGTAGATAATAAGGTATTAGAAAGATCTAAAGTAATAGATTTAGCATTATCGGATTTAAGAAAAACAACAGTACCTATAGAACAGACAACAAAACCCAATCAAAAATTTATTGAATCTGAATTATTAGAAACATATGAATTAAATATATAATTTAATATAAATTTTATATATATTAAATTATGGATAAAAGTCAATTGGATATAAATACAGGTTTACCTATTTTTTTATTAACAAATAATCATCCTGAAAAATTCTTTGAAAAATCAACATATCAATTTGCTCCACAAGCTATAACAAACATAGATAAATTAAAAAAAGTATTTTTTTCTCCAGAAAATGTTAAATATTTACAGGAAAAAATGATTTATGAGGTATTAGTCACAACAAATGGCAAGTATAAAATACAATACCAGAATGAACAAGATTTACGAATGATTATGGAAACAATTTATATGAATAAGACAAGAAATATAGGATATGCATTAAATGAACAATTAAAAGAATTGAATGATTATATTATAAAATTTTGTGTACCTAAAATTATTAATGAATTAGGTGTATACATAAAATATTTAGATGATATTAATAAACCTATGAATTTAAATGAATTACCAAAATCATCCGGTAATTTACGTTCAGTATCTGCACTTGTACCTCAATCATATTTAAATGAAGGTATATATTTACCAAATATGGATTCAAATTTATATTATTCAACTAATGGTGAATTAAATAATATGACACCAAAAATTAAAGATGCAGTTACATTAAAAACAACTACATTTGCACCATCTAGTTTATGGGGTGCACCATCTACTGCAATTAATTCACCATCATATGAATATAATCCAATGTCACCACCATCATCAACAGATAGTTGGTTACCATCTGCTGCATTATTTCAAGATGATCCATATTATATACGTAATAGTTTATTATCGCCTTATTCATTAAAACCAAAAGTACCAGCAAAAACATTTCCAAATGAAAGTAATGGTTTATTTTCATCAGCTGAAGGTAGTGATACATTTTTACCAAACAATTTTGAAAGTATTAAATATGCAAATGTTAATTAAAAAAATAATATTATTTTTTTAATTAATTTAATCAGTGGTTTGGTAGAAGAAGAGGGTGCCTTGGCGAGATTCTAAGTAGTTGGCATTTACATCCGAGCCATCCGACGCACCATTCGCGTTAATGATGACAATAGGATCGGGGCGACCAACTTGTTGAGCAACAGCGGTAGGACCACTGCCACTAGCGGGTACAGTGAGAGTTGATACAACGCCAGCGGGGTTGTAGTAGTAGATGTCACCATTATCTTTACCATATACAATGGCCGAAACCGATGTTACTAATTCAACAACGTTGGATTGGTCGCTGGGCGACGCATAGGGGATGACTTCTACAATTAACGCCGAGCGTTTGCGTAATGTGAACGAGCCAATGCGTAACGCAGGGGGCGCAACTACGGGGTACGAATTTAATTCGCTTAAGCCCGAGATGGTTAAGGGTAATTGGTTGAATGTGATTAAAGACGACATGATCGAGTTTTGGCCAACCGATTGACGTTGGACAACCGATGTTTTGCGACGAGGTACATAGATCGATAAGATTTTGTGTACGCCAATTACTTCTGTTTGTACCGAGATGTAGCGATCTTTTTCGTCGAGGTAGTATGTGCTTTGTGTTAAAGCTTCGTTGAAGTCATACGCTTGGCCTTGTCTGGTGCGGTAGTCAGCCATGTCAATGGTGATCATCGAGTCGAGACTGGTGCGTTCTTCTTCGCGCGATGTAGGTACGAAGAGAGAGGGACCTAAGTTGACGCTGGTGCTGTACATTTGAGGGTTGGCTTTTAATTTGAATAAGATTGTGTTTAAGCCAAAGCCACCGAAGATTCTGCGTAACGAGGCACCTTCATCGTTTACGACTGTGTTGCTAGGGCTGACGTGTGTCAAGTGGCATTGATCTAATGTTGTAACTAAATCAGAGTTGACGTTGTAGTATCGGCCAGTACGGAGAGCTAAGATGCTGTTCCACATGGCGTATTGTAATTTGACACGTTTGTATAAATCTTCAGCGGGGTTCATGGAGCAAATTTCACGTCTGTTGGTGTAGATGATGTTTTCGAATAATTCTTTGTCAACTACGTTTACGATTGTTTCGCGGTTGTATCTGGCACGAACAATGCCAGCTAAGTGGGCGTGGATAGTTGTGCGTTCTAATACATCGAATTTAGGTAAGTATAACGCAGCAATTAAGGGGTGTACGTGTTGGTAAGCGTTGTGGCGTTCAGGGTCAAATTTGCCCGCTAACGCCATTAAGTCGCAATCTTGGTATTGAACCGATTGTAATACAACGTTTTTGTATAATTCTTTTTGTTCGCTTTCTAAGCGGACAATGTCTTGTACTTTGGCAAAGTCGCCCGACGATAAGCCATCTTTCATGCTTTCGACTTGTTCTACGCTCGATACACCGAATAATGTACCGACCGACGATACGTGACGGTATGTGCTCGATTCCGAGGGTACTTTACCTTCAATCATTTCTTCGACTAAGCGACGGAAAGCATCGATTTCGGCATCGGTTAACGGTACTTTTTTGGCGAAGGGGATCGATTGTTTTAAGACGTAGTCAATCGATTTGTTGCCACCTAATAATTGGGTTTGGGCATATTTGTAGTATTTTTTGGCTACGTTTAAGATTTTTTGGTGAGATTCGTTTAAGTGTTCCATGACAAGTTCGAACATCGCCGAATCTTTGAATTTATCTCTGAGTTTTACGGCTTCAGCGGGCGATAATTGGTATTGACCAGCACGGATTAAACGATCAACTTCTGCTTTTACTGACGCAGGTGTTTTACTATCTAATTCATGTGAACGACTCATTGTATATATATTATAAAAATATATTTTTTATTAAAAAATAAAATAATAAGACTAGATATTTTTACATAATTACTTATAAATATCTAGTTTTAATTTATAATATTAATTAATCTAATTCGGTATAAATAAATTGAATTAATTATAAAATAATATTTATCATAAAAGTTGATAATTTTATTATATAAATATTAATTCTACTTAAATTATTAATTATAGTAGAATAATGAATAATATATGGTATGAACAAGAAAATGATATTAATATTAATAAGAATTATCAGTCTCAAATTATAAAATGGTTAAATAATTTTCCAAATGAGCATATTGGTGTAATTATTAGTGGTGGTATTGGTACTGGAAAAAACACCATTGTTAAAAATAGTATAAAAAAAGCAAATTGGAAATACCATATGCTTTATTTAGAAAATGATAAATCATGGGACTTTTTTTCTAATTTCATAACTGGAATAAATGAAAAAATGGTTTTAATAATAAATGATGCAAATTTAATATCGTCGCCTAGTGAGAAAAGGAATATTTTAGAATTTTTTACACAAAATTGTAATAAAAAATTATTACCTATAATATTTTTAACAAATTTAAATCATTCAAAATTAATAACAACATTAAATACATATGATTGTGAAAATATACGTATATCTTTACCATCAGAAAATGATTTATTATTAGTAAGTAAACAGTATATTGAAAAGTATAATTTAAAATTTGATGTGGTACAAACAATAAAAGATATATTAAATTATTCTCAATATGATATTAGAAGATTAATTATAATTTTACAAGATTTATATTATACATTTGGTAATAAAATTACTAGAAATAGTATTCAAAATTATTTAAATATATCAATGAAAAAAAATGTTGAAGTTGGATTATTTAGTGCTAATAAAAGTTTGATGGATCGTTTTAAATCAATTGAAGAATCTTTACGTTTTTATAAATCAGAAAAGGTATTATTACCGTTAATGATGTATGAAAATTTTTATCTTGCAATTGAATCAAAAAACATGGAAATTAAAAGAAAAAAACAAAAGTATGCTAAAATATCAGATATATTATCTCAAAGTGATATTGTAGAAACAAGAATATATTCTGAACAAAATTGGGAATTTCAACCAATACATGGATTTTTAGCATGTGCGTATGTATCGTATATTTTAAATGAAGGTGAAAATCCCGAAATTAAAAATTATAAAATAAATTTTAGTTCTGATTTAAATAAAACGTCATTGAAAAATATTAATAAAAAGAATATAGAAAGTTTATTAAATTCATTTCAAAATAGAACTCAACGCGATTTACATCATATTAGTAGATTATTACATAAAAGTAAATCTAGTCATAAAAAATTATTTAGTTATGGTTTAACAAGTAAAAATATAAATTCTATTATTCGAATTGATAAAACACATATTACTTTATAATTATTTATATTAATTGTATATATGCATAAAAAGATACATAGCAAATATAAATATGTAGGAAATACAAAAGTTTTTTCTATTGAAAAAAATGATTTATTTATATTAGATGCATTGATGCATGATGGAAGTCAACAAAAATATAGTCATAATCAAAGTAAATTAAAATATTCGGAACATGGTGGATTATTAGATTTTGATTCTCATGGATTAGAACGAATTATTGTTACTACACATAAAGAATCTGATAGAAGTGATCCAGAAATATATTTTCCAGTTATTGGTAATGATGTTGAAGATTATGAATTTATGTATCATACACACCCACCTACTCCTTTACCAGGATCAAGAGCTAAAATTGGAATTGTATATGAAATACCATCATTACCAGATATTCATACATTTATATTAACATATATGGAAGGAAAAACACAAGGTAGTATAATAATATCACCGGAAGGTATATATATAATAAGAGCATTAAAGAATAAATTAAATGTAAAAGATTATAAGTTAGATGATATGTATAATCAGATTATACATATGAATTATAAAGTAGCTGAAAAATATAATTTTGATATATCACCAGAAACATATTATAAGCATATTATTACGAATACAAAACTACCAATGAAATTAAAAGAATTAATAAGAAAATATACGAATAATGAAATTACTATTGATTTTATTAGAAGAAAAAAAGATAAAAATGGAAATTGGATTGTTAAAAAAATATTATTATTAGTCCAACCAAAAGAAAAATTAAATTAAATATTAAATAAATTAAAATATTTAATATTTATATGGAACGTTCGCAAATAAGTTTAATATTAATAATTGCAATTATTATATTTTTTATTGTTTTTTATAGATCTGATAAATTTACAAATAAAGAAAATTTAGAAAATTTAGAAATATATGATAAATTAGGTGTTGATCAACCTGTATATAGTAAAAAATGTTGTGGAAATACATTTAGTATAGTTCCTGGAACAAATAATATAGATCCTAATTTAAATAAAACATATTTTGCATCAAATATTACACATTTAGGCGATGGTGATACGGAAGAAGGTTGCAGATGTTTAACATTAAAAGAAATTAATTATTTAAATTCAAGAGGTGGAAATAATTATGATTTTAATAATACATCTGCGTATTAATAAAAAAATATATAATAAGATTATCTTAAATAACTTTTTTCAATTAATAAATTATGAATTTTTTAATTGAAACAAAACAAGAATATACAATACATCTCGTAAATTCTATTTATCAATTAATATATGAAGGTTTAGTAAATATATACGATGAAGCAAATAAAACAGCAAAACAAAATGATGAGCTAAAAATATTTCAAATATTATTATCAAATGTACCAAAATGGAATCCGAATATAATTGACTCAGAATATCAAAGAATTATGCGAAATAATAATTTAGGTGAGACAATTAAAGATTTACTAAAAGCAGTTATTAAATCAAATATTGTTGTTTTAACAAATACTAACGTTGATTATGATGATAAATTATTAAATGAATTAAATATAAATGATGATTTTAAAAGTTTTATACATTTTGTATATATAGAATGTGCTAGAACATTTTATAATTCTCCATTTTTATTTTCTCATCGTGATTCAGCTATAGATATAAAACGTAATCAATCTGAAATATTAAAAATAATCCAAGAATGTATTAAAAATGCGATTCGTAAAATGATACCACTACAAATCACAATTAAAACGTATTTAGAAAATAAAACAAATAATGTACCTACAGATTTACAATCAGAGACAAAACAAATTAAAAATTTATTATTATCAGAAAAGAATAGAAGAACAGAGACAAATGTTACACCGTCATCACCTAAAAAATTATATGAAATATTTGCAAATAGTGATAATTCAGATGAAATAAAAGATTCAATATTAAAAAATAATAGTAAGATGATTCAATTTTCAGATAAAACCTTAAGAGATTCAATATTAAATATTAATACTGAAGTAAAACAACCAAAAGATAATAATGTATTTATAAATAAAAAAATAGAAAAATCTAGTAAAAAAAATAATTTAGAAGTATCTGAATCATCTGCATATTATGAACCATCAAAAAATAATGTTATTGAAGAGTATAATAATTTAAAATTAAGAGGATTGGGTGCAGTAAAAGAAACAGAAATCGATATGTCGTCTGAACAAAATAATAAAAATAAAGATAAAAATTATAAATATTTTTCACATTTAAATGTATAAAAGTTAATAATGCACGAATATTATAAATATTTAAAACAACCTATTATTTTAGCTTTAATTGGTTCTCTTATATATTATTTATTAGAACGATTTGATTGCTATATAAATGCTAGAAAAACATCGTCATTAAATAGAAGAACGTCTATTGTATTTTTAATTTTAGTAGCTTCTTTATATTTTATAACATATGAAGAGATAAAACCTAATACAGAAATCTTTACTGATATAGGTAATTTTTAATAAAATTTTCTATTTACTGATATTATGAAAGAAATATCAGTATCTGGCAAAATAGTTCCAATTAAAGATTATGATATGAATAAATTAAGATATGCAAAAGACGGTAAATTCTTGAATCCTAGAATTTGTATTATTGCAAAATCAGGTAGTGGAAAATCATGGGTTGTACGAGATATTTTAGCAACATTAAACGATATACCAGCTGGAGTAGTGATTGCACCTACTGATAAATTAACTAAATTTTATGATTCAATATTTCCTCCATCGTTTATACATCATGAATTTAGACCAGAAATATTATCTAATTTATTAGATCGACAAGATAGAATATTTAAAAAAAATATTGAACGTCAAAAAAAAGGTAAGGAAATAATTGATCCGAGAGTATTTTTAGTGATGGATGATTTACAAAGTAAAAAAGATGAATGGGTAAATGATCCATCTTTTGTTTCTATAATGTGCGAGGGCCGACATAGGGCTATCACATTAATTTTAGTATTACAATATTCATTAGCAATTCCACCGTCTATTCGTAGCAATTTTAATTATGTGTGTTTATTAGCTGATAGTAATTTTAATGGTAGACGTAAATTATGTGAACATTATGCGGGTATTTTTCCAAAATATGAATTATTTGATAATTTATTTACACAATTAACTGATAATTATGGTACAATGATTATTGATAATGCTAGTAATTCTAGAGATTTAAATGAACGAGTATTTTGGTATAAATCAAAAGAAAGAAATCCATTTCCAATATGTAGTTCTAGATTTCTTCAATTTCACGAGGAAAATTATCAAAAAGAAGATGAAAAGAAAAGAAATATATTTGATATTAATGATATATGTCAACCAAAAAAAGCAAATTTTGTTGTGAGTAAAATAAAAACCCATTAAAAATTGAAATAAATATACTATATGTTATTTCAATTTAACTAATATATAAAATGTCTAATTTACATACATTGATTGAAGCGGCAGATATGGTAGAAAATGGTGAATGCATTTCAAGTTCATATGTTTTAGTTGAGACAAATACCAAAAAAAATATTGATATATGTATAAATAAAAATACTGGAACAGTATTATCTGTTTGTAAAATTATAGAAAATAATTCAGAAAATGCTGAAAAATATTTTATAAATCGATGCAAAATTATAAATATTAAACTTCCTAGTAATACTAAATTTATGAATACATCATATACAAGTGAAGATAAATATTCTGAAGTAGCTATAAATAATAATACAATATATATTGGTATAAAACGTACGATTTTGGATATAAATGAACTAGAACGTAATATTACATCACTTTGTAATGTATTAAAAATTGATGGAAATAAACGTTATAAAATTAATTAATTTATTAGTATAAATAATATAAACATATTATTTATAATATTATATATAAATATGCGATTATTAGTTACAGGTGGATGTGGTTTTATTGGTGCAGCATTTTGTAGACGTATTAAAAAACAACACCCATATTTAACTTTAGTGAATATTGATTATTTATACCCATGTTCCACAATTTCATCTGATTTAATATCATCTCATGATAATTATACCTTTGTCCACGGTGATATAAAAAACAAAGAATTATTATCAAATATACTACAAGACTATAATATTGATACTGTTGTACACTTTGCTGCACAATCGCATGTTGATACATCTTTTACAAACCCATTATTATATACATATGATAATACAATCGGTACACATATTATTTTAGAAGCATGTAGATTATATGGTAAAATTAAAAAATTTATTCAAATTAGTACTGATGAAGTATATGGTGAAAATATAAAAAATATTAATAATAACATGTCAGTATTTACAGAAACATCATTATTAAAACCTACTAATCCATATGCAGCATCAAAAGCATCAGCAGAAATGTTTGTACACTCGTATATTCATTCTTATAATTTACCAGCAATTGTAATTAGATCAAATAATGTATATGGTCCTGGACAATATGATGAAAAAGTATTACCTAAATTTATCTTTCAACTTCTCGACAATCAAAAGTTGACAATACAAGGTTCAGGTCACCAATTAAGATCATTTTTATATGTAGAAGATGCAATAGATGCAATATTATGTGTAATGTTTCAAGGTAAGATTGGTGAAATATATAATATTAGTTCAAATGATGAAATTTCAATTCGAACATTAGCTACTAAATTATTAGCAGAATTAAAACCAACTGAAACAATCGAAGATAATATTGTTTTTATAGAAGATCGTAATTTTAATGATAAACGTTATTGGATTGAATCAGAACCATTAAAACAACTTGGATGGAAACAACAATGGTCACTCGATAAGGGATTAAAAGAAACAATTGATTGGTTTAGAAAAGTAGATAGATGTAATTATTGGGTAGGTAATTCAAATAATAAAAAAGTACTTGTATGGGGTTTGCGTGGTTGGATTGGTTCACAATTTAATATAGTACTACGTAACAGAGGTTGGCAAGTAGTAGAAGCACAATCAAGAGCTGATAATAAAAAAGATGTGTTAGCAGAAGTAGAAAAAGTAAGACCATCACATATTCTAAGTTTAATTGGTCGAACACATGGTGAAAACTTTACCACAATTGATTATTTAGAACAACCAGGTAAATTAAAAGAAAATATAAACGACAATTTATATGGTCCACTTGTATTGGCAGGTATCGCTAAAGAAAAAAATATTCACATGACATATATCGGTACAGGATGTATATTTGAATTTGATGAAAATCACACTCAAGATAATACGGGATTTATAGAATCAGATAAACCTAATTTTTTTGGATCTTCCTACAGTACAGTAAAAGGTTTTACAGATAGGATAATGCAAGAACAATTTGCGGATACATGTTTGAATGTAAGAATTCGTATGCCAATATCATCACATGATAATCCAAGAAATTTTATTAGTAAAATTATTTCATATAATAAAATATGTAGTATACCTAATTCGATGACAGTATTAGATGATATATTACCAATTATAGCAGATTGTATGGATAAAAATATTAAAAAAACACTGAATGCAGTAAATCCGGGATTAATAGATCATAGAACAATATTAGAATGGTATCGTCAATTACAAAATTCAAAACATACATGGGAAGAAATAGATACAAATACATTGGTAAATTCGTATGTGAAAGGTGCAAGAAGTAATAATAAATTAGATACAACTTTGATAGAATCATATGCACCAGATTTACCAAATATTAAGGATTCTGTGCGATTTATATTAGAGAGATTTACGTTTCATGCTCGATTATAAATATATAATTATATAAAATATATATAATTATAAATGCCATCTATAATTTATGCAGGTGTAAATTACACTCAAGTAAGACATGCTATTTATTGTAAAATATGTAAAGAAACTATTGAAAGTAAATATGGGCATGATTTCAAATATTGTTTATGTGGTGCAATAGGAATTGATGGCGGAATTACCGCTGGCAATAGAATTTTAGGTAATTTATCTGATATGGAAACTAGATGTATGTATAGAGCAATTGTGAATAAAAAGAAAATATACTTACCACAAAATATAATTGAACAACAATTTAATAAAAATTGAAAAATTTAATATATATAGAATATATTAAATTTGTAAAAATATAGTATGGCTACAGAAAAATTACTGACTGAAGAGTCTGGAGAAAGACAAAAATTTATAGATGATTGTAATAACGCATTGAAAGAAAATAAAACAGAACATATATTAAATTTTAATGGTTGGGAAATATATAATGTAGATTTGAATAATAAAAAATATATAAAAAAATATAAAAAACCATTTAGATATATAAAACGAAAATTGAATGATAATACGAATTTACCAAATTTAGTTGCATGGGCTGGAATATCATTATTATCATTTTCTAATTCGTCTCGTATTATAATGAATAATGTAGAGCATTTAAAAGATTTTTATCAAGCAATATACATTATATCATTAGATAATATAAAATCAGTACATACTGATTGTTTTCCGTGTAGAGATGCAAAAGCAAAAGTATCTAAAAATGATCATGGTGTAATAACATATGGTGAAGGTGATAATCAAAAAACATATAATCTTGAAGACAAAAAAGAAAATTATGCATGGAGAGCATTTAAAAATAAAGATGAGATATCTTTTCAAGAAGATGTTAGTTATGTTATCGATAAAATAATACGTGCAATAAAATTAACAAATGTACATGTCTTAGGTAAATCTGCAGGTGCTGGTATAGCAATACATATTATGGACAAAAGTGATATATATACTGGATTATTTTTAGTAGTACCATCTAGTCCGTTAAACGTTCAAGTATTACGTGAATTACCTAAAGAAAAATTAGAATCGATTAAATTTAGATTTATGTGGATGATTGAAGATGCGTCAGTATTTGATTGGCAAAAAGAAGAAGGTAAAGGTGAAAAATCTATAAATGAAAAAATACATTATGAGGGTGAAATGGTAGATATTAAATCTAAAGCGACTGGAATAGATTATAAGTTGTATACATATAATGGTATTGAACAAGGAGAAAATGAAACAAAATCATGTAAACCTGGACACCATGATATACATAAAGATTTTCTTAAAGATATGTGTACTTAATTTATTGAGTTCTTAATGCACGAACTTTTTCATCATAAAAATCACCAGTCCATGGTTCAGCACTTTCAAACATATTACCAAATAAATCACTTAATGCAGGTTGATTTTCTTGATCTTCTTCAAATGTACGTGGTATATAACGATAAATTACTTTAGAATTATCTTTGGCATAATACATTCGCGTGTATCCCATAGTTATTAAAATAACACCAATTATTAATAACAAATAACTAATCATGTTTTATAATACTATAATATTATAAAACATATAATTTTTATTTTTTAGTCCCCGCAGCTAACATTTGTTCATAAATCTTTTTAGCCTCCTCTAATTCTTTTTTAATTTTCTCATTCTTCTGTTGATATTTATTATAATCTTCTTGTGTTTTTTGTAAAGTTACTTTATCTACTTTAATTTCTTCTTCCTTTTCTTTAATATTTTTTTCTTTCATCTCTAATTCTTTCTTTTTATCAACAGTTTCTTTAATTATATTAGAATTATTTTCAGATCCACTTACTAAACTTACTGTATCCGGGTTAGCATGTAACTTTTCTTCTGCATCATCATCAACAATTTCACCGTTGGCTCGGCGTTCGTCACGATCTTTGCGTCGTTTGTCTTTTTCTTCATTTTCTTTTAATGCTCGCATTACTAATTCATTCTTTCTTTGTTCATGGAATTCTTTCGCTTTTTCTTGGTTTTCTACATAACCTTTCATCATCTTATTCAAACGTTCATTTTGGTATTCATGATCTTTTGCATTCTCAGGGTTATCTTCAAACGGTAACCACTTGCCAACTTCTCCTACATATACATTGATATTGGGATCAATGTTACGTAAAAAATCAGCGCGTTTCTTAGCTTCCTCGTATGTTTCGTATGATCCACGAACTTTTAATGTACTCATAGTTGTTTCTTCTTTAAAATTTTTAGGAGTTAATACACTAATACATACAAATTTTTGATTACTGATAATTGGATCTTCATACAAATAATCTTGTTTATCACCCATTTTAATAATTATATATAAATATTCATAACTTTATATATAATTATAATTCATCTCTATCATAATTTATAATATCTTGTTCACCCATATCTAAATCTTCTGGATCTGTTAGTTCTACATCAATTGCATCTTGTTCTTCTTTAAAATCTTCTTCTTCATTTGCAATTTTTTCTTTTTCAACCTCTGGTAATTTTTCTTTTTCTTCTAATGTAAGTTTTTCAACAGGTCCTTCTTCACCACTTGATAAATTAATAGAATATTCATCTGAACCAGAATATAATATTAATAAAAATTTATTAATTTCATAATTATTTTTAATTTCATATTCAGACCACATTGAATCAAATATCATTCCAATTAAACTACATAAATTAATATTTGTTTTATCTGAATTCATATCAATTAAATTAATTAATTGTACTAATAAATATCGAATTAGTATATTATTGTTATTGTTATTAATAATTGCATCTGAATCAATATAATCATTTACTATTTTTATATCTTTTAATGGTGTAATTTTATAACCTGCACAAACACTTTTCCAGTTTTGTAAAAATAATAAAAATTCATCATTTAATATTTTTAAGTTTGTTAATCTAGGTGTAAATTCATTTATTAATTTTAATTCATTTGTTATATTTATATTATTTGCTGGATTTGTTTGATTTGTTGTATTTGTCGATTCTTGTTGTTTTACTTTATTATTACGGATTAAATATATTATTCTTTGAAATTTTTCTATCAAAAGTTTATCATGATTAATTTTATTAATTAATATTTGATTTACTAATTCTGTATTATTATATATAGTATCACCTCTATAATGATATTGATATTTAATTTTTTGATCTATTGGTAATATATTAATATATTTACTGTATAATCCCATATATTTTATTTTATCAACTAATGAATGTTTAATAATTAAATATTGATGATTTTTAACTTCTATAAAATCAGTAGACGGTGTTTTATATCCTAAATATGATAATGAATATATATCATAATAACGTTCAGATGATTTTTCTTTATAAATAATTACATCTTTTTTGGTTACAGTATCATTATATTTAATTGTAATTTTATCAACAGTATATGGTGTAATTGGATATCCTGCATTATCGTGATTAATAATGAATATAGATTTTCGTAAATAAAAGTTTTCTTTATAAATTGTTTGATTTTCATTTATATATTTTTCTATTTTGGTTACAAATACATCCATTAATTCATTAAATGGTAATAAGTTTGTTTGTAAATGGTCAGATAATTTATTTAATTTATTATGTTTTTTAGTTTGTTTTGCATTTTCAATTAATAATTGTTTTTTCTGTTCATTAATATTATTATTAATAAATTCAATATATTTCTTTTTTATTTTATATAAGTCTTCTAAATTAAATGTATCTAAATCACTAAAATCTATATTTAATTTAATTAATGATCTGTCTAATTTGTACATTGAAAATAAATTCTTTTTAATCATATTATTTGTTTCATCATCTGATAATTTAAAATTATCTATTATTATTTTAGCTGGAAGTAACCGTCTAAATATAAATTGAGACTTAAATATATTTGGATTAAATTCATATAATTTATAATTAAATATACCATTAATAGGTTGATATGTTTGTTTTTTTGTTACTAATTTTTTAGATATTGTATTATCTATTTTTTTCTGACTTGAATTTCTAACTTCTTTTAATATTGATTCACTTGAATGAGCATTATAAACTGTTAATAATTTAATAAAATAATTATTTGCAAATATCGTATATAAATAATCAGTATCTTTAACAGATCTATCTATAATTATAGATAATATATGAACAATGGTATGCATAATACGTATTCTATCTATTGGAGGAATCATTTTCTTAACATCAACTTCTGGGTTTTCAGTTTCATATACTTTCATTCTTATCATCATTGATGCCATATAATAAATAACATAACCTAATAACATATAATTACCTAAATGTACTAAATCATTACCTTTATTAATTTTTAATTTGAGATTATCTAATGTACTTAAACCATATTTATCAAATATAGAAATATTAATTAATTTATCAACGTTAAAATACATAATATTTGAATTATTTATATCTAATAACATTAATACTGCAATATGAGCTAAAATTGTATTGTATTTTCTTCTTTTAAATTTATCTGTATCTTGACTCGAATATACAAAAATATCATTTTCTACGGGGAATGCAAAGTATTCACTATATTTTGCACCAACTACTTCTTCTAATACTTTAAATTGATTGTCAAATTCAGCTACATTTTGTGTACGTAAATCATATGAAGATAATAATATATCTAATAATTGACGAGTAGTTTCACGTCTTTTTAGAACAGCTACAGGTGTTTTACCCATGTATTCGGTTAAATTAAAAATAGATCCCATACGTTCAATAATTTTATCAATACTTATGATTGCTTTACTAAATTTAGAATATCGTAATTGTTCATTTAGTGGGATTTTTGATTCAGCATTAATTTTTAATAAATTATCATGTTGTTCAATATATTTTTCAATGTTAATGAATTGTGAACAACTTTTACATATAAAATTACTATTAATTTTATCAACGATATATTTTTTATAAAAGTCATTCATTTTTTTAGCAAATAAGGTTGGATCTCTTTCTCTAATTCGTTGAATCATATCTAGATTAACATGATGCTGACATTTTGCATTGTATTTATCAATTAAATTTTCAGTTGTAACGTTATTTACATTAAGATCGATAACAGTAACTTTTATATCTTTAGGTGGTGTATATACTGGTAATTTAATATATTCTTTTGATTTTAATACATTTTCATTATTATCATCAGTATTTAATCGTTGTGGTAGATATGTAAAGTATCTTGCATAATTAATATTTGCTATTTTATTTGAATATTGCGATATTGGTAATAATCTATTGGTAATAATAGTAAAAATTTGATTTGATTGATATAATGTTAATGGTGCATATTTTTCATATTCTGTTAATATACGATTTAATGTTAATTCTTCAATAATATCATATATTTTACTAATTAATTTTTTAAAAAATTGTGGTTTATCAGCGTCATTAATACCTTCATACATATCTTGAATAAATTGATCTGTATTTGCATCAAAAATCCAATATGGTGTTTTATTAAAAATTTTATTTTCTAATATTAATTTTTTTAATAGTTCATTAATTGAACTATATCCATTTTTGTTATATGTATGAATATCAACTGATTTATTTAATTTTATACATCTAATATCATATGGTAAAAAATTTATATATCTAGGTAAAGCAATACCAACAATATTACTATTAAAATTATGTTTATTTTCTACATGAAAATTATCATTTGAAATTATTCTCCATTCCATATATTTATTAGTATTTGATTTAGATTTAAAATTTATATATCGAAGTGCTTCTGTTGTATAACTATGAGTATGATTAAATCCAAATGAAGAAAAATCATGATAATTAATATATGGATATACTCTAAATGATAATAAATCTGTGAATGCAGATATATTTTCAGCATTAACTTTACCGATATCAGCAAATTTTTTAATTATTTTCATTTCTTCAATATCATTGTAAGGTATTGCTTGACGATAATATAATGATTGATAATATAATTTATTTGTTAATTTATTATTAGCATGTTCAGTTACTGTATTAATTTTATTAATAATATAATTTAATTTTGTATCTACTTTTTTAGTTTGTTTATAATTTTGTTTATTTTGTTTTGGTAATTCATCATTTATATATGTTTCAGAACTAACATGATAACGTAAGATTTCATCGGTAATAGGTATTAGTATTTTTTTATGAAATAAATAACTAATTTTACGATCATCTGAAACTAAATTAGATTGTATTGCATATTCTGGATTTAAGTTATTTTCTACTTCACCTAGTGTTATTAATTGATAATCTTGAATTAAATTATAATAATCATCTGGTATTCCACTTTTTCTATTTTCAATATTAAATAACATTTCCATAGATGCAAAATCTAATTCTTTTATTTTAGATTCGATTACAGTAATATATTTATATTCAGCATTATTTAATATATTATTTTCACTGATATTGGCAATTAATTTTTTATCAGAATTAATATATAATTTTCTAAAAATTAAAGTAACAATTATATTATGAGTTCCATTATTTTTTTTAGTAGTTGTATCAAATAATTTTGATATTGTATCTAAACCAATATCATTAAAAATTTGGATTATTTCTACATTTGTATCATTTATTGGTAAATCTTTTTTATTGTTTAATAGTTTTACTAATGTGGTACAAACATAATAACTTTTATATATATTTAATAATTCTCCAATAATAATACTATCTAATATATGAAAACTTTTTGATAAGTTAAATAATTGTTGAATAAATTTTTCATCATTTTCATCATAATTATTTATATTAATAATTAATAGTAAATAAAATAAAATATATTTTTCAATAATAGTTTGTATTTGTTGTTTATTTTTATCATCTGATATGTTTTCATAAATAAGTGTATAATCAATTTTTTGAATAATTTTATTATAAAATTGTATTAATTCACTTTCTTTTTTATAGTTATATTGTTCTGCATCGTTTATTATATTATTAAATTGTGTATGAATAAATGTATCTATTTCATTAATAAACATAGTTATCTCTATACTAGTAATTTTAGAAAATTTTAATTATAAATATGCACAACTTAATTTTAGATTATTTATAATTTTAGAACTAAGAATGATTTGATTATCTAATATATATAAGATAAAGGAATATAGAGATATTAAAATAAATAAAAAATGGATATTTTAAATAATTATATGTTATCTAGTAAAGATGATCAATTTAATATTTCATTGTTAATTGAATTTATTTATAAAAATATGGAGAATAAAGCATATCACAATAGATTACATTATAAAAAATATGAAAATGATTCGCTAATACAATTATTTACAGAGTCATCATTGGAATATACAAAATGGGAAATATATAATATATGTAGAAGTATAATATTTTCAGGTGATACTGGTAAAATTATAACGTTTTCTCATCCAAACATTGAATATTTAACGTATGAAGATGCACAACAATATTTTGATAAAAATACAAAATTTACAGAAAGTCATGAAGGTACATTAATTAGTGTATTTAATTATAATAATAAATGGTATTATTCGACTCGTCGTCATATTGATATGTATAAAACACACAAATATGTATATAATGTAAAATCTGAATTATCATATGGTCAAATGTTTGAGGAAGCACTTAATAAATTAAATATTACAATAAATGAATTTGAAAATAGATTAGATAAAAATTTACAATATTATTTTGAATTAGTACATTATCAAAATTCATTTAATATTTCATATACAAATAGATTTGGTGAAAAATATGCAAAATTATTTTTATTATATGTAAAGAATGAAAAACATGAAATTGTTGATAATAGTGTATTATTTGAATTTATTAGTAATTTAGTGAATCCAATTGTAAGTTTGGAAGAAGTTAAAATTAAATTAGAAGATAAGTTAGAAAATAAAGAAACAGAAGGGTATATTTTTGAAAGAATTGATAATAATGGTGTAAAACATTTATGTAAAGTTTTACATCCTGTTTATTATACAATAATGAAATATAGTCCAGGTTTTAAGACGTTACAGGAGCAATACATATATTTATATCAAAAAGATTTATTGAAAGAATATGTAACAACAAATAATAAAATAAACTATGTTGATAATATTGAGACAGTTGGATTATTGAGTAATTTCTTTTCATATATTGGACAAAGATTATTAGATATATATTATAAGTTTAATAATAATAATATGGTTCATCGTAATGAAAGTTTATTTAAAAAGATATTCATGGAAGATAAAAAATATCCAATTATTTTTTATACGTTAGGAAGGATGAAGGGTATACATAAAAATAAGCAACTCAATATAATTGAAATGAAGAAATTATTAAAATATTATACACATGCATCTGATGTATGGAAAATAAGTAATGAAATCAGTAAATTTGAGGTTGAAGAAGTAGGAGTAATTGCAGAAACAACGAATAAATTAGTTAGATATTTTATGTAAAAATTGATAATTATATATTATAAACAAAATATAATATATAATAAATATAGTAAAATGGAAGAATATAATATATCAGCTAAAATTGTAGAATACAATGAATGTAAAAATAATTATTCTAATTCAAATATTAAAATTGAATTAGATGGTATAACATTTCATTATGCAAATATGTTACGTAGATGTATTAAAACATATATTCCGACGTATGCATTTCCGTCGAATAAAATTAAAATCACAAAAAATACGAGTATTATTAATAATGATCAAATTCGGGAGAGATTTTCAAATCTACCAATCATGTATGTGAAGAATACAGAGGATACAGTAAAAGAATTTTTAAATTTATATAATACTAAAAAACTTTCGATGAAAGAATTTTTAGAAATGTCATCAGAAGAGAAAAGTGCAAATAATAATTTTTTGTCAATGTTCATATCGCATAAAAACAAATCAGGAAAAATTGTAATGGTTACAACTGATATGGCAAAATTTTATTATAACGGTAAAGAAATTAAATCACCGTATAAAACACCAATTTTATTATTAAAATTAAGTGATAATCAAGAATTTGAGTGTAATTGTCAAAGTGAGTTGGGATTAAATTTGGAAGAGTTATATGATTCGCCTGCTATTTATGATCCAGTTGCAGCATGTGCATATGAACAAGTAAGTGAAAATAAATTTATATTAAAATATGAATCAAAACAGCAATTTAATGAACTTGAGATATTTAGACGTGTGTTATCGTGTATCATAATGAGATTAGAATATTTAGAAAATATGGTGAAAGATAAAATTAAAATTATGAATGAAAAAGAAGGTATGTTAAATATACCGAATGAAGATATGACATTGGGTGGTATTCTTGGTTATGTATTACAATGTCATAAGAATGTGCAATTTGCTGCAGATCATCAACCAGAAATAACTTTACGAGAATTAAATATAAGATATAAATGTGATAAGAATATTACAGATATTTTTTCTGAATGTGTAGGTGTTTTAATTAAATCACTTAAAAGTATTGGAAAACAGTTAAAAATGGATTTAATTGAAATGTAGTATAAAAATGTAAAATTAATAAAATAATGAAACTAATTTTATTAATTTATTTAACATGTATTACATATTATTATATATTATGTTTAAGAAATAAGATATCGATATATCCATTTAATTTTAGAATGATATTATTAAGTAAAGATCCAAAAGTATATTATTTGCAAAATATACTTTCATTAGAAGAAGCAGATTATTTTATAGAATTAGGAGAAAAATATAAAACTGAATCAATTTTAACTAGAGATCATAATAAATTAGTAGATACTACTAGAAGAAATAGTTCAACTGCATATTTAACAAAAGGTATGAATGATATTGTAGAAAAAGTAGAAAAACGAATTTCAAACTTATTAGATGTACATTATAATAGAATAGAACCGTTACAAATAATTGTATATGAAAAAGATCAATATTTTAAACCACATTTGGATACTTTTTATGAAAATTCAGTTGAATTAAATCAAGGTGGGAATAGAACAGATACTATATTTATATATTTGAATGATTTAGATAAAATAGATGGAGGTAAAACATATTTTCATAACTTAAATATGAAATTTCAACCAAATAAATGTGATGGATTATATTTTCAGAATATGATAAATGGTAAAATAGATAATCGATTATTTCATGAAGGTGAAAAAATATTAAGTAATAAAAAAAAATATGCAATGAATATTTGGATTAGAGAAAAAGAATATTGGAATAAAAATTAAAATTATATATAATTAATATATAAGAATGTTTTCTGGATTAAATGATGAAATAGAAACGATTAATGGTTATAATATATTAAATTTTAATTTAGAATCAAATACTTCACTTATAATAGAATCAACTACATTAAATTACATGGATGGAAAATTAATAATTGAACCAACTAAAATGTCAAATACTGGATTTTTATCAGGATTAAAAAGAAGTATTGCTGGACAATCATTTATAAATACACAAGTAACAAATAAAACAAACAATAAATTAAAATTATCATTATCTCCAACATTATTAGGAACTATAAATAAGATTGAAATATTGCCTAATCAAATATGGCGATTTTCACCTTCATCATTTATTGCATGTACAAATAATATATTAGTATCTGGTAACTTGAATATATTTTCAAATTTTAAAGCTGCAATTGGTGGACAAAATATTTTATATGTTGAAATATCAACGACTAATCAAGAATCAGGAATTGTATGGATAAGTTCTCATGGTGCTATGCAAAAACATGAAGTAAAAATGGGAAAAGATTCTGAAAAGTTACTTATAAATGATGGTGTATTTGTAGGAATGTTATCTGAAGACAAAGATAAAAAAATGGATTATTGGAAATATTTTGTGAATGTAGGATCAGCAAATGGATTTTTTAAAGGATTATTAACAAATACTGCATTATTAATGAATATATCTGATGTAAAACAAGTTGGAACAGATGATGTAAAATGCATTGTATATACACAAAGTTTAAATATTCGTAATTTGAATAATTATATACATTCAATTGTAGTAAATACAGTAAATCAAAATAATAATACAGTAACTATAGGTAATATAGTTAATAGATTAACGGGTGGAGAAGATAATTTAATAAAATTAAATAAATATCAAAATAAATTAAATCAATTAAATATTTAATGATCGTTCACCATATAATACAATATTACCACCAGTTTGAGGCATTCTTGGAAATTTATTTTTAGAATTATTAGAATTTAATTTATTATCAACTAATTTGATCATAGTATTATATAGTTGTTCTTCAATTGAATCATTATATATTTCTTTTTTATCTTTAACATTTATAAATTTTTGAACGGGTATTTGTTTTATTTTATCTATATATTTATTTAAATCATTGTTATCGGATGTGAACGATACTGCAAGATGAATATGATAAATTTTTTGAACAAAATTAAATGAATATATTTCAGGTGTTGGTAATTGAGTAATAAAAATTAGATTTTTATTATTAGATTTTTCTATTGATTCATTTATAATTGTTGGATCATTTGTCTTAACAATTGTAAAATATTTTTCAAATGTTTTATTATTTAAATTTTTAATATATTTTGTTGCATAGTCTACATTATAGCATGATATCATAAAAACTAGATAACCATGAATTCTATTATGAGCTTGTAATATATTTTCTTGATTTTCAGAATTGTTTTCAGAATTATTTTCAGAACTTAATTTTGGCATATAATTATAAAAGATAATTATGTTAATACAGTTAAAGATTTATATATGTAATATATATGAATAAATCTAAATTTTTATTATATGATTCACAAGATGTATATAGTAATGATATATTAGAAGAATTAAAAAATAATAATCTTTTATCTACAATGGAGTTAATTGATAAAAATACAGTAAGTATGAATAAATTACATATAAAATTAAAAGAATGTATAATTAAATATGAGTTACCAATAATATTATTACCAGATATTACAATGCCTATTCAAAAAAGAGATATTCGGGGATGGATAAAAAGTATGCAATTTTTTAATATTAAAACAAATAATATTAAAGAAAAACAACAAAAACTGACAGAACCTAGTCCACAAGATAAGTTAGGTATTCCAAAACAAGAGATTAATAAAATATCAGATAAATATACATTTATAGATGATAGAAATACAGATAAGTCGTTTCAGAATTCAAATAATAATAATAATATGATATTGAAAAATGATGATGTTACATGTAAAATTATAGAAGAAACAACACAAATAAATCAAAAATCTAAAATATTAAAAATGATAAGAAATAAAAACAAATAATTTTTTATTTAAAGATATTTTTATTATATTATCATATAATATGACAAACATAACAGAATTAGCATTAAAAAGATACAGTGAATTCATTGATACTTTTAACAAGTTCAAGTTAACTGACAATGATATTGATATTAATTCATTTAACCCTACAGATAAATTAAAATCATTTTATGAAAATATTAGCAATAATGATAAATTATTTAAATATTTGTTAAATCGTGATAAATTATTGTTTCATAAAAATCATAAAATAACATTTATTCCAAAAATTAATATATATTATTTAATTGATAGTAATGTAGATGAAGAACTAATTAGTTTTCTTTGGGAAACTATTCAAATGATATATTTAATTGTAGCAGATAGTCAAGAAAATAAAAAACAAGAGCAAGTAAGTGCTTTATTAGATAAATTAGATGGTTTAGGTACAAAGAAAGGATCAATTAATATTAAAAAAATAACAGATGCTATATCAAAAATTGATTCATCTATGTTAACAGAATTTTTGAATATATCTGGATTAGATAAGATTGATTTGACGAGTATTGATATAAAACAATTACATGATATTAAGAATCTTACACCGGATAAAGTAAAAAATATAGTATCTACGTTAGGATTAGATAAAATAGATATTAATAGTGTAATTGAAAAATTATCAGAAAAGGGTGATGGTGAAAAAGGAAAAAAGTATATAACTGATATTATTAATATGTTAATAGATGAATATGATAGAGATGCAGATAAAGATAAAATGGAAGCATTATTAGATTTTGGTATTGATAAAGCACAAGAACGATTACATGATTTTATTGGTACGGGTGTATTATCTATATATGATGTAATTTCTGGTTGTAAATTAATTAAAGCTGAAAAAAACAATGAATTAATTGATAAATTAAAAAATTCCAAGTTATTTAAAGATGGTAGTACGATATCAATTAAGGATGTAATTAGTAAATTAACTTCAAAAGTTATGTCTCAATTAGGTAGAGATAAAGCTCATGGTAATATTTCGGCTGATCAAATGAGTGATATTGAAGAATTTTTAAAGAATCAAAAGATATAAATTATTATAATAATATATATTATTATAATAATGAAGATTGATTATAAAAAATTATTAAATTTTAATCCAACAAATCGAGAAGGATTAATTATGTTTGGTTTATATGTTGGTTTAATTATGTTTTTGTATGGTAAAAATGGTATAGGTTTAGTTTTTTGGTTAATCTCTATATTTTTATATTTTACAACAAAAGAAGAAATGAAAGAAGAATGTCGTAATTCAAGTATAGATAATCCATATTCAAATATGTTATGGGAAAATGATAATTTAAAAGCATGTAAGACAGATCCCAATGTAATAAAAAATAATTTTGAAGAAAATTTGTATCGAAATGAAACAGACTTATTTGATCGAAAATCAATGCAAGGGTGGTATTATCAAGTCGAAGATACATATCCAAATAATATTAAACCATTATTAAATGCATTTGAATCTGATAAGAGATGTAAATCAGATAATATAAATTGTATGTATCCTAGTTTTTTTCTTAATTAATATTTATTTTAGTTGAGAATTATATCCGATCGTTGTAAAATTTGGATATAAGAATAATGGAGTTTTATTAAACCATATAAATAATGAAAAAATGCCAGTTACTAGTATTATTAAATTTAACCATACATTTAATGTTTTTGATGTTATAAGATCTTTTATATCATAATGTAAAATTGCAATAATAGTATACGCAATTGCACTAAGAAACATGATTGGATGTGCATATTTAAAAATAGGATCCATCATAAATGTTACAGTATTACCAGATACATTAGTTACTGTATTTACTTGACCGGTGGATAATAATGCATTTTCTAGTGCTTCATCTATTATTTCTTGTGTAATATAATCTATTGGATGCGTAATTGCTACATTTAAAGCAAGATGTTCAATAATATTATTATTTTCTGAATATGATTCTAATGTAGTACCACCAGTAAATTCACTAAGAATAGATATTTGAATATTATCTGGTGATAATTTTAAATTATGAGCATATGTATTTTTCATATCAGTAATCAAATCATCGGTTGATACATTTGGGTTTGGATTTATGTTAATATTATATGTTACTGTTGATAATACAGGTTTTGCAGGTTTTTGAGATTGTGCAAGTTTTATAGATGTATCAAATAGTGTAGGTTGTGTATCTGTACTAAGTTGCAAACCTGTTGCACCTGTTGCACCTGTTGCACCTGTTGCACCTGTTGCATCTGTTGCACCTGTTGCATCTGTTGTACCTATTGCTATTGGTTTATTCGTTAAATTAGGTTTGACAGATGCAGTGGGTGGTGTGTTATTTTGATCAGATAATGAATAATTACCATACAGTGTATTAGATGGATTACTTGATTGCATACTTGATGCAAGTTCATTTTGAACTAAATTTAATATTTGTGGATATAATAAATATGCAGTTTGTATTGAATGTCTAAGTAATATAGGTACTTGTTCAGATATATATGGAAGTGATTCATATAATCCAGGTATTGCTAATATTTGATTTTGTATAATTTTTGCAAGTTGTCCAATTTCAATTTGTGAATTTTGTGTAACTTGTAAAATTTCATTATATATTGCATATGCTAATAGTTTAATTTGTATAATTGGACCAGATGTATCAGATGATAATTTTAAAAATAATTGATTTAATGAAACTAATGAGTTAACAGTAAATTGTTTAATTTCTATTATTTGCTTGGGCGATAATTGATCAATATCTGATTTTATAATATTTGATTGTATAATTTGTATCGCTTCTATATATATTGTATATGCAATTTGAATCGCTATTAATAGTAATGTTGGTATTTGAGGTGGTAATTGGGCTTGATTAGATAATAAAGAATACATAGCTAATTCGAATTCATTCATTTTTGAAGTTTCTGTATATTGTGGATTACTGTGTTTTTCTACTAAAACTCTATAGTTTACTTGATTTATATATAAATATATAATTGTTGCAAATTGTTTAACTTGTAAAAAATTAGGGTCTGATGCATAAGGTTCAGATGTAAATACGCTAGATATTGCAGATAATTCATATTGTGTAAGTTGTGAAAGTTTTATAATTGATGATTTTTGATAAATTGAATTTATGAGTGTAGATATTTCTTGTGAATTCATTATAATATATATAATATATATAATATATATATATATATTAAATATATTAAATAAAATCAAAACGAATAAAAATAAGATATTCATATTCAAGTTGATATACTCCAATTAATTCTTTTAAATTAGAATATTCTTGATTTTTTGCATTCATCATAAAAAATGCTTCATCTTCAATATCATTAATAATGCAATATCTATTTACATATCTAGAATCTTTGAATAAGTTTGTATCAAATATTTCAAAATCAATTAAAATATTTACACCTACGCTATTAAAATATTTATTTAATAAATTAATATTTTCAATATTAAAGTTTAATTGTAATTTTTTAAAACCATAAACAAGCATATGAAGAAATATTTCAAATATATCTGATAATTTGGTAGATGAAAGTTCTGTAGAAGAATTAGAATCAAGAATATCAATTTCTAATAAAATTGATTTAGGTGGTTTTGGAGAATCTGAAAAAATATTATCAAATAAATTAAATATATTATTCTGCATTTTATATTTAGTAAGATATTTTCTTGTCTTAATATATGTCTCGACAAGAAGAAAAACTTAAATATGTTGACTTTACTAAAAACATGGATATATTAGCAAATAGTTCATGTGATCAATGTACTAAAAAAAACAATAGTACACAAAATAATTATATGCCAACAAATAGTTCAGTAAATACTATTGGATTTATGCCAACAAATCGTAATTTTAATTATCAAGATATTAATAATGAAAATGGATTATTATTTAGTACTACAAATACAGAGAAAAAAGAATTAGTAACAACAGATATGCCTGAAAGAAATAATTTAGAAAATTTTGGTAGTATAAATTCAAATGAATTTATATCAACTGACACACCATCATCTTATTATGAATCAAATAATGATGTATTACAAACTATAATACAAGAATATGATAGAGTAAAAGATAAAGGTGAATTTTACACGTTTAAATCAACACCTCGTAGAAAAAATATTGATTTATCATCGCATATGGCTCCACCTCAAAAGACATTGGGTAGAGGTTTTGGTGATGTAAATATTTATGAAAAAATATATTTAGGAGAACAAACAAGAAATAATGATTATAGACCAATTGTAAAAGATTCAGAAAGAATTCCAGATGTTCCTTATTATTTAACAGCATTACCTGTATTTAAAAATCTAGGTGGTGAAGATACTCGATATTTAAATATGAAAATTAGAGGATAATTTGAAATATAATTATAAATTTTTCTATTTTATAATTATATACAAATGGCAGGAATTTTTGATAGATTACCATATGATGAATGTGCGACTGATCAATATACATCGACAACTAAATCACCTGAATTATATCAAATATTTTTACCCTATAACGAAAATTATGTAACTAGTAAACAAAATGAAGGAGCTAAATTATCCCAAACATTAAAAAGCAAAGATCGTCGTGTAGAAATCGAAAATGATTTATTATTAATTGCATTACCCGAATCTAAATGTGCAAGCAAAAAATTTCAAGCATGTGAACCTTCTGGTAAAAATAAATGTGACTATGAAAATGTAGTAGTACCTATGTTAAATGATCGTGAAATTGTACCTACTAATATGTTACAATTCAAACCTTCGTCTGGAACAGCTTAAATTAGATAAAAAATATTTTATATATATATAAATTAATTTTATATATATAAAATATATAGAATGTCAGGAATTTATGCAAGAACTAAATATGATTCATTATTTCAAGAAGAATTAGCCACACAAACAGTTCGTCCTAGTTATTATAATATTAATGATGATACATGGGATAATAATAAAAAATGTGTATCTTATAATGGACCTAGAGCAAATCGTACAGGTGATACAGGAGAAGTAGATACTGGTGATAGAGCATTACGTGTAGATGTAGAAAGTAAATTAGCAAGAGATTATTCAGATACAAAATACATGTCTGGAAATACTTTAGAAGAAAAGAAGAAAAAATTATTAGAACAAGTTCAAAGTTTTACTCCAGTATATACAGAATGCACGCCCGATATAGATATTCAAAATTCGTTATTAGATACGGATAATAAAGTTTTTCGTGAAAAAGCCTATAACGTAATTTATGATACTATTATTGATCCCAGAGAATGGGTATTTAATGGCAATGGTGATGCAATGGGTAATAATAGATTTGGTAGAAGTACTAGATATGATATAAAACAAGTATTAGAGAAACAAATGGAAGAAATTAAAGAAAAGTCAGCTTTAAAATAAATAATTTTATATTATTTTTATTTAATAATAATAATATGGAAGTATTAGCAATAGGTTTATTAGGTTTAGCTGGAAAATATATTAGTGATCGATTTATAAATCAAACAGATGACGATTATATTGAAAGAATACCAGAAGATGATGAAGATAATATAATAAGAACAACAAATGGATTTGATCAAAAAAATAAAGTATTAGAAGCAATGGATTCAGTTACTTTAGAGAAAAAAATATTGTCAACTAATCCTAATAATAACAATATAATACCGAATTTATATAATAAAAGATTATATGATTCAGATACTGAAAATAAATATTTATCATCAAATAAAAATTTTAATAATACAAATGGAGAAACAATGTTAAAACTCTATGAAAATAGTAGAAATTTAATGGAAGGTCCAGCAAGTGAGTTAACGACTTTAGATGAACAATTTTCACCTATGGTAATTAATGATAGAAAAGCTACACCATCTAATATGGGTAAATTGACATTACCTGAAAGTTGGACACCATATAATAAAAACGATGATGATATGACATATAAAATATTCAAAAAGGAAGAATTAATACATAATAATATGCAACCATTTTTCAAGGATAAAGGTCTTTTAATTACAGAAGATAATTCTAGAAATATGGAACAAAAATTAGATATATATACAGGATCGTCCCGTTTCTATTTTGCTAAAAAAGAAATACCAAATATTATTGAAAATTTTGAAGGTGGATTTTCGACAGCATTTGCACCTATTATGATGACATCTTATACACGTGGAACACCAAATCAAGTTGATTTAATACAAGATCGATATTTTTCAGGTAAAGAAAAGAAAGCAGAACGTCCATTTGATCAAGTTCAAGTAACACCTGGATTAAATATTGGACCTTATCAAGATGGTAAAGTTGGTTTTCATGATTCATATAATCCACCTACTAAAACAATTGATGATTTAAGAAGAGCAGATAATCCACAAATATCTGAAACACATTTACCAGTTAAAGGTGCAAATGGTCAAGGTAATAGAGGTATTGTTGGTGATGTTGCAAATAGAAAACCTGTTACATATGGTGAATTAGATAAAGATTATAATGTAATGCCAACAAGTTTTACTGTACAAGGACCTAGTGATATTGGTAATTATAATTTTGATAAAAGTCATAGAGGAGAACTTGAGTTATTCGAACAAGGTGTAATGGGCCCTGGTAATTTTGAAGGAGTTGTTTCAACTGATAATTTTGGAGCATCAAGAGATCCATTTAAAACTACATTAGCTGGTTTAGATCAATCGATTATTGGTAGCGGTGCTGCACAATCTTTACCTAACTTAGATAAAGCAACTTATAATAATTATATTACACAAAGATCTACTGCAAATTCAACATATACTGGTGGTTTAGGTAATAATTCAAATGGTAATGGTGAAGTTTCAACATATCAACCAACTGCTACTAATCGTATTAATACCAACGCAAATTATACTGGTATTGTTGGTGGTGAATATTTTGCTGGTGAAGTATCAAATTATCAACCAATGGCAACTCAAAGATTAAATACAAATGCAAATTATACAGGTATTGTTGGTAATAGTACAAATAGTTTGGGTGAGGTATCTTTGTATCAACCAATGTCAACTCAACGATTAAATACGAATGCAAATTATACAGGTATTGTTGGTAATAGTACAAATAGTTTGGGTGAAGTATCATTATATCAACCAATGAGTACAAATCGTATTAATACAAACAGTAATTATTTAGGTACAATGAGTAATAGTACAAATAGTTTAGGTGAAGTATCATTATATCAACCAATGAGTACAAATCGTATTAATACAAACAGTAATTATTTAGGTACAATGGGTAATAATACAAATGGTAATGGTGAAGTTTCGTTATATCAACCAATGAGTACAAATCGTATTATTAGTAATAATTTAATGGGATTACCAGTATCTCAAATTGGTGGTAATGGTCATTATTCAACAGTAACAAATCCTGTTTCTACATTACGTATAAATTCAACACCTATGACAGGTGTAATGGGATTAGAAAATATGGGAGGATATATTGCAGAAAATACAACACCAATGGCTACAGAAAGACAAATACAAAATGCTTCTTTTACTGGTCCTATGGCAGGTAGTAATAGTGTTAATGCAACTTCGACTGGCTCTGGTGAAAGAAATATGTATTTCCGTGATAATAAAGAAAAATTATTAACAAGAAATTCTCCGACACCTGTTAATGCATATCAACCACCAAATTCAAATACTAATGGTGATATTACATTAAAAAATTTCCCATCAACCATGATGTCTAGTACTGGATTTTTACCTACAACAGACTATTTACCATTTTATTCGAATCAAAAAGATATTGCCATACCAAGCACTTATCCAAATTATTATCCACCTGATATGATGTATAATAATCCGTATGTAAATAATTTGTTACATAAAGCAAATAATAATGTTACTAATAATATTGATAGTTTCTTTAATCAATTTAGTAAAGATAGTATAAAAAATTAACTATTACTTAAATTGATAAGATTCGTGTTTTCTTCATTATCATCTAATGAATTAATATATTCATCCAAATCTTTTTTCTTAATTGCTTCATAATGTTTTGAAATTATATTCATAATATAATGATAGCCACTGTTTATATCACTGATTGTTTTACCACCAGTAATAATAATACTACCTGATTGAAATACAAATATAGATACAGTATCATTCGAATTAATATCATGTCTAATATTAACACATGCATGACTATTCGGATCATATCTACATTTAATTTTTTCAGATTTTAATATTTGAAATAATACATCTCTATTAATTTTGAATGGTACTCGGCAGTTACTATTAATCATTCGTATATTAAAATTTGTAATTTTTAATTCTTCAGTTTTATCAATAAAACTTATAATTGTATTTGCCGGAATTACATTATTTATAAATTCAGGTAATAGTGTATTAGTTGGTAATACAGTAAGTGTATTACTATTGATAGGATTTAATATATGATTAAATAATTTATTAATAATTGTATTACATTCACTAATTTTTTTAATTCCAGTCATTTGTAATGATCCATTTTTAAATATTTTAACATTAATATACCTATTAACGCCTAATTTAATATATGCTGTAACTTGATTAAAAAACTTAAATTTACTTCTCTTAATTTTTAAATTTGTATAATATGATTTAAGTTCATTATAATGGGATGGTAACTTTTTCTTTTTTGTTTTCTTTGCAGTTTCTGTTTCATCTTCGTCATCACTTTCAGAATTTTCATCTGTAGGTGCTGGAGGTAAAAAACTAATATTATCACCTAGTATAATTCGGACCCAGCCATTACATTTAAATCCAATTATATCATTACTATTTAATTTAACATGTCTATATATATTTACCAAATTAAATTTACAATTAAATTTCAATGTTGTTGTAATAGTTGATATTGAAATTTGAGGTAAAACTGCTACTTCATTCGTATGCGTACTATTTATCCATTCCATTTTTATGGTCTTTATATATGTATATCTATTATTCTTTATATATAAGTATTTAAAGTAAACATTTCAAATTTTACAAATTGAAATAAAGAATTATTAAATTGAATAGATTAAGAATAAATAAAAATGGGATATCTTGAATTAATTTTAGGTCCAATGTTTTCTGGTAAAAGTTCTAGATTAATTCAAATTATTAGAAAATATAAGACATTGAATCAAAAGATATTAATTATTAAACCCATTATTGATAAAAGATATTCAAAAAAATCAGAAATTACAACTCATGATAAAATTACAGAACCTTGTATATCATGTAATAATTTAGATATGATAGCGAATATGGTTGATAAATATGATGTTATCTTAATAGAAGAGGCACAATTTTTTACTGAATTATATAAATATGTAATTGAATGGTCTAATACAAAACATATTTATGTAGCTGGATTAAATGGTGATGCAAATAAACAATTATTTGGTGAAATATATAAATTAATTCCGCATGCGGATGAAATTATATTTTTAAAAGCATTGTGTAAAACATGTAATGATGGTACACATGCAATATTTTCAAAAAAGAATACAGTAAATAATAATGTAATTGAAGTTGGGGGTGATGAATTATATAGTGCAGTTTGTAGAAAACATTTTTAAATATATATATATTATATATAAAATGTCAGCATATAATAAAACATTTTATGATAATTTTTATGTAAAAAATAAAAGTTTATTTAGTACATTAGATAAATTTAAAAATGTTGATATTAATAATTATGATACATGTTTAAATAAATTAAAATTAACTATAAATGATATTAAAAAAATACATAAAAATATAAATAATAATAATCGTCGTAATATAATAAATTATGAACCAAATAAACTGACATTATTTTCAGATAAATGTTATGATAATTTTGAAACAGAATATAAAGGAACAATATCAACAGTATCAAATAATATAACTAATTCAAAAAATATAAAAGATAAAAATTCAGATATATCATTATTATTAAATTTAGAATATTTAACTTGTAGAGATCCAAATAAATATAAAAGAGTTATAGTTTTTAAAAATAAATTAAATATAACATTACTTGATTTTTCAACAAGTAATTTTTCAGGAAGAAAATATTATAGATATTTATTTACAAAATTAATATTGGGTGATGATTATAATTTACAAAATAAAACGAATGGATTTTATAATGATGGAACACTTGGACAAGAAATAATATATTATTTTTTAGAAATATATTGTTATGATAGATATAATTTTTTTAAAAAATTAGCAATAAATAGTTATAATGATGAAATTCCACAACATGTACAAGAAACTGCACCTTTATTTCCAGCACTATTAGCTAATATAAATGAATTATTAGTTAATAAAAATTGGAAAAATGATTATCCACCAATAGATGGTGTTACATATTTTGATAAATCACCAAATAGTAAATATGGAATTGAAATAGTTATTTATACGAGTGAAATTAGTTTAGAACTAATTAATAGTATTTATATTAACGATGGTACAAATTTTGTAAACAAACGTGAAGATGTTACCGTATTTAATCCTAAAACAATAGATTTTATAAAATTAGAAAAAATAATTACATTATCACATAAACCTTCTAATATAAAAATTATAGAAGGTGGTGATTATAAATCAAAATATTTAAAATATAAAAAGAAATTAAATGGGTTGAATATAAATACTAATTAGCTATATAAATATATAAAATATATATTTATATTTATATGAACATTTTATCATGGGATGTTGGTATTAAGCATTTAGCATATAATTTAAGTGAATATAAAATTGATTTAGAGACATTAAAAGTAGATTTAAATATTAAACAATGGGGAGTTATTAATTTATCATTAGAACAATGTAGTTTTTGTGAAAAAGATGGTGAATATATATATGATAAACAATATTATTGTAAAGAACATTGTCGTAGTATGAGAGTAAAACATTATTGTTATGAATCAGGATGTGTAAAAAAAGCAAAATACAATATAGATTCTGTAATAGAAGATAGAGTTAGTTTAAAATATTTATGCGAAGAACATGGACCAAAAACATATAGTTGTGATAGTGCAATAGAAATATTAAAAATAAAATTAATAGAAAAATTAGATAAAATTGTTTTTGAAAACTTTACAGTTGTTTTAATAGAAAATCAGCCAACATTTAAAAATCCAAAAATGAAAGCTATTGCAGATACATTATATGCATGGTTTTTAATAAGAAAAATTATAGATGAAAAAGTATTATTACCGTGTAATATTAAATTAATTTCACCTAGTCGAAAAATGGGATTATTTGTGGTTAAACCAGAAGTATCAGAAGTACCAGAAGAAACACTAGAAAAAGTATCAGAAACTCCAAAAGAAATTAAAAAAATAAAATTAACATATGCGGAGGGAAAGAAAAAATCGATTGATTTTTGTATGGACATAATTAATGATCATTGGATGAATATTTTTAAATCATATACTAAAAAAGATGATTTAGCAGATTGTTTATTACAAGGATATTCTTATTTTATATCTTTAAAAGAAAATCAACCTAAAAAAATAAAAAAATTAAAAGTCAAAAATTAAAATAAAAATAATAAATATGAGTACTGCAGGATTATTATGTATTATATTAGGTTTTGTAATAATGATTCTTTTAATAGCAAATGGATTAATAGCACAAGGTATTTTATTATCTCGAGATCAAAAAATTCAAATATTTTTAAATGAGTACAATATAATGAATAAACAAGAAAAATTACAGTTCATTAATGATTATTATACAAATAATGAATTGAAATCAATGTGTCAATTATTTAATTCTTAAAAAATATTTAATATAGACTGATAATATGGAAAAAAAAATATTAGGAATTATACTAATATTTATAATATTAATAATAATATTTAATAAAGAATCATTTATTACTACTGGTCTTGATAAAATTAAATTTAATAATAATGTACCCGTAGTTACAAAAGAAATACCAAAAATTGAGACATTGTCTGGATCATCAGAAACACCGTCTGCAAATCAGCCAGTAGACGAACAAATAATACCATCAACTACAAATATAATACCGGAAAATGTACCTGAATCAAGATATAGTTATATTTTTGGTACATTTATTGGTATTATTTTTTTTATATTTTGTGTTGTAAAATATAAATTAGTTATAGAGTTTATAAAAAATATACCGACAAATATAAAAAATTTATTTACAAGTAATAATGATTCAGATGATATTACTGAATATGATGATACTTCATTTGGAGGTAAAATGTTATATTTAGGAGGATATGATATAAATGATTATTCTGATTAAATATTTTCAAAAAATATTATATGAATAAAATAAATTATAAATTAAGTATATTATTAATAATTGTATTATTTTTATCATATGTCTATATGAATTTACCAGATAATTTTAGATTACAATTTGGTGGTGATGATAAAATAAAAATTCCACCAGAGTGTATACCTTTAATGTATAAATTTAGATGGATTATATATATAACACCTGTATTATTAATTATATTTAATATATATTATGGTATGTTTGCAGTAAAAGCTGCAAATTTTAAATATGAAGATTATGGTAAAATATTTTTAACAGGTTTTGCAGAAAATACTTTAAATTATGCAACATTAGATCCAGATACAAAATTAAATTATGATGGTATTATTAAAGAATGTGATTTATCAAAAAATGGTATTATTGCCGCTGATGTAGCTAAATTTTGTGATATTGTTGTACCAGTATCTTGTTGCAATGTTCCAGGCTATTTACATCCTGAAAAATGTTGTGATTGGCCAGATCTTGATCCAAAAATAAGAAGCGTAGCATGTAGTCAAAAGACATCATCGTCTTAATAAGAATAATATAATTTATATATTATATAATTATATTAGTTCTAAATTATCAAATTATTAATTTAGTTGAATTATAATTTGATAAATTATAATAGTTTTTTTCAAATATTAAATTATGAATAAAAGTGTTATATTAAATAATGTATCATTATTAATATTAATTGGATTAGTATTAATTTTTGTATATATCAATATAAGTAATAATCATATTATAATGGTAGGTGGTAGTAAATGTGATGAATTAAAAGAAGTAGTGAATAAACTTATACAAAAAGATAAAATATATAATATTATATGGGGTAATATGGTATCACGTGTAATTTATGTAATTATTATATTAATATTATTATTTTTAGCATATAAATCTGGAATGTATGCATATAAACATGAAGGAGTTGTAATTGCAGGACAAAACTTAAAACCTGGTATGACATTATCTCAATATGCAGGACCTTTTTTTAAGAAATTTACAAAAGTAACAAATGATAAATATATGTTTAAAGCTGATCCTTCTATGAGAAGTGCGGTAACATCTCAAGAAGATATTGATAATTATGAAACATTTATAAAAGAATTAAGATCTCCTGATTATAAAGGTTTATCAAAAACATTTTGTAACAAAGTAAAACCACTTGATCCATGCATATGCGAAGGTGCAAAAGGTAATCCAGGTGGATTAAATGGAGGTAATGACACAGGTCCAGGTGGAACTGATTATTTTAAAATTAATAAATGTACTCCATTAACACCAGCAGCTCAAGCTATTGTTAATCAAAAGAAAGAATCAATGCAACATTTTTTTGGAGTAATTCCAAAATGTTGTTGCAGAGATAAAAATGATGTAACAAAATCAATACCATCTGGTTGTAAATCTTCAAAGCCAGATTTGACAATGGGCAAACAAACAATTAAGGCCACAGATGAAATTGATAAAGACTGTAAAGATGTTGATTGTAGTCAAGACACTGCTCATTTAAATGATACTGCATTAAAATTAGGACCAGATGGTAAACCGGTACCAGCAACAGATTATAAAGCAGCTACAGCCAATCTTACAATAGTTACAACACCAACCCCTATTACTGTAAAACCAGGTAATACCGCATTAGGTGATGCAAAAAAAGAATCTTATAATTCAGACATTAAAATAAATGATAAAAAATCTAAAGATTCAAATATTATATTAGAATTTGGTAAATTTTTAGCATATTATATTTCTTAATTATAATAATATTAATATTATTATAATCAATATTCAATATTGTTTTTCTTATAAATTATATTGTAACCAAAATCTTTTGTAATATCATCGTGCAATAGTTTGATTGAATTTACTTTTGTATCACTATTCCATATTTTAATAATTGTTGTGTTTGAATTACGTAAATTAATTGATAATCCTGTAATTATTTTATTTTCATCATTTTTTACATCTTTAAACATATTTTCACTTACAATCTTGATTGCTAATTTTAACCAAATATTAAAGTTACGATGCGATTCTGTTAATTTAATAGACCAACATCCACCTGTTCTATTACGAGGATCTTCCCAAATTGGATCAATACCATCTCTCATTAAAAAAAAGTTTTGATTATTGATTCCTCCAATATATTCTATGTTATTATGTAAATCCCAAAAATCTTCAAGTGTATTAAGCGTAAATATTTTACGATATCCAGATGTTTTCCAATTGTCTAATTCATGATGATACCATAAATGCCATGGAGTATTTAATTTATATTGGTTTGGTGTATTAATATTATCTGTCATTTCTATTATAAATTATTATGAAAGTCTTTTTATATACTTTTAATTTTAACTTAAATAAATAAATATAAAAATTGAAAAGAATAATATTTAATTTAATTTAAAGTTGTAAATAAAACTATAAATATAGTATGACAGAAAAATTTGATGAATTTATAAATATTGATCGAATTGAATTTACTATATATGGAAATGATGAAATTAAACGAGCATCCGTTGTTAGTAATGATACTTATGGTATTAATATTGCAGAAACATATGATTTAACAGAACCGAAACGAGGTGGTTTAGTTGATACACGATTAGGAACAACAGATAGTCAAATGTTATGCGCTACATGTGGATTAGAATATAAAAATTGTCAAGGTCATTTTGGTCATACAGAATTAGCAGAGCCAGTTTATCATATTGGATTTATTAATATTGTAAAAAACATATTAGGATGTATTTGTATTAGATGTTCTAAAATATTAATGCATCCTAATAAAACAGTTGAAGAAATTAATCAAATTGTTAGAAATAAATATGGTAAAGTTCGTTTTGCTGAAATTAGAAAATTAACATCAGGTATTAAATATTGTCAACGACAAGATTATTCATGTGGCTCACCAGTACCAATTATAACTAAAAAAATATCACAAAACGGTATTCAATTACAAGCAGAAACAGAATTATCTGGAGTATCTGAAGAAGATGGTGGTGGAGAAACAGGTAAAAAGCGAGTTATTGAAGTATTGAAACCAAAAATAGTATATAATATTTTAAAAAATATATCAGATTTAGATTATCAAATTATGGGTTATGATACAACAAAAGGCAGACCGGAAGATATGATTATTATTAATTTTCCAATTCCGCCAATTTCAATTCGACCACCTGCAAAAAAAGATTTTTTATCTTCATCTCAATTTGAAGACACATTAACGCATAAATTAGCTGATATTGTAAAAAGTAATATCAAAGTACGAAAGTTATTGGATAAAGAGTCTGCATCTGGTGAAGATATTAAATATAGTGATGATTATATTCGTAATTTACAATATCATATTGCAACATATTTTGATAATGAAAATATTGCATTGCCACCATCTCAACAAAAGACTGGTTCTCGACCAATCAAATCTATTTCTGATAGAATTTCGGGAAAAACAGGTCGTATTCGTCAAAATTTAAATGGTAAACGTGTAGAAGGATCTGGTCGTGCTGTAATTACATCTGATCCTACTATTGGTATTGATGAGGTTGGAATACCTTTAAAAATCGCAATGAGTATTCCATTCCCAGAAATAGTTACAGCTGAAAATTATGATAAATTATCAGAATTAGTTAAAAATGGTCGAAATAATTATCCAGGTGCAAATAAAATTATCCGACGTAATGGAATTTCATATGACATTAGATATAGAACTAAGCCAACTAAATTACAATATGGTGATATAGTTGAAAGACATTTAATAAACGGTGATTATGTATTATTTAACCGTCAACCTAGTTTGCACAAATTAAGTATGATGGGTCATCGTGTTAAAGTTACATTAAATGAAGCAATTTCTACATTTAAAATGAATCCAAGTGCATGTAAACCGTATAATGCAGATTTCGATGGTGATGAAATGAATATTTTTGTTCCGCAAACAATTCAATCAGTTGTTGAATTATCAATGTTAGCAAATGTAACAAATTGTATTATTTCACCAAGAAATACAGAACCAATTATTCAGTTAGTGCAAGATGGTGTAGTTGGTTCATATCTATTTACAGAATCAAATCAAAAAGTAACATGGCATAGAATAATGAAAACATTAATGAATACAAAAAATATTGATATTACAGATGTTCCTAAAAAAGAAAGTAGCACATATGAATTAATGAGTTATTTAATTCCTAAAATTAATCTTAATACATCAAAAGTAGTTGTAAATAATGGTAAATATATGTCAGGTACTGTTAAAGTTGGTTCATTGAATGGAGCGAATGGATTTTCTGGTATTATTTATGATCAATTTGGTGGTGAAAAAACAAGAGATTTTATTGATAATTTACAAAAAGTAACTTTATCGTGGTTACATACAAAAGGTTTTACAATTGGTATTAAAGATTGTGTTACTCAATCAGATATATTAACAACAATTAGAGATAAAACAAATAAGTTAATGATAGAAGTAAAACATTTAATTACGGAACAAGAAAATCATCCTGGTTTATTAGATGAAACTATTTTTGAAGATAACTTGGCTACTATGTTGTCTGCTCATGCAGCAAATATGGGAAAAATTGTAATGGATTCTACAAAATCAGATAATAATTTTTATGTGATGGTAGAATCAGGAGCAAAGGGTAAAGCTGAAACACTAGGTCAGGTATCAAGTATATTTGGTCAAATTAACATGAACAACAAGCGTATTGCAAAAAAAGTAAATAATAGAACATTACCGCACTTTCATCAATTTGATGATACGCCGACTGCTCGTGGATTTACATCTAGTTCATTTTTAAGTGGATTAACCCCAGTAGAATTCTTTTTTCTTCAGATGGTAGGTCGTGATGGGTTAATTGATACAGCCATCAAATCTGTGACAGGTGATACACCAATTGTAATTAACGAAGATAAAATAAATAAATATTTAAATATTGGTGATTGGATTGATCGAGAATTAGAAAATAACAAAGAAAGAGTACAACATTTTGAAGAACGTGAAATGGAATATTTAGAATTAACAAAACCAATTTATATTCCAACAACAGATGCAAATGGTATTGTAACATGGGGTAAAATTCATGCAATAACACGTCATGATCCTGGAAAGCAATTATATGAGATTAAAACATTAACAGGTAAAAAAGTAATTGTAACTGAATCTAAATCATTACTGATTTATAATAAAAATACAAAATTATTTGAACATACATCAACACCAGATGTAAAAATAGGAGATTTTGTTCCTGTTACATTAAATTTAATGCATTCAGAATGTAATCAAGATATATTTGAAGATACACAAAATACAGATAATTCAAAAAAAGATATTATTAATATGAAAAAGTCATTTGAAGGTATAAAACCAGAAGAATATATTAATCTTGCATCACAAAATGATGTTGTATTAGATGAAATCATTGAAATTAATCTAATTGATGTTGCAAAATATCCAAAAGTATATGACTTAACAATTCCTAGTACATTAAACTTTGGATTAGCAAATGGATTACACGTTGTTGAC